AAAACGATATGAACGACACACCGACACCGAGGACTGATAAAGTATGGAAGAAGGGCGGAGGCTTACATTCTATGGACTTTCACGCACGAACCCTAGAACGCGAGCTAACCGCCGTCACCGAGCAGCGGGACAGGCTGGCTGAGGCGATACGCAAGCATAAATTTTGCGACTTCGAACTTTGGGACGCACTCCAATCCCTAAACCAACCGACACAATGAACAACACACCGACACCGAGAATAGCTTTTGCCATTAAAGCATCATGGGTTTTTGATATTTTGCTCGTTCTTCCGCCGCTCTCGATCCTAGCCGCAATCTACGGTATAGCATGGTTCATCGAAGAAACCGCGAACCGTGTAATGGAGGGGACGGAAAAATGTGGTAACACGCTGGCTAATTGGGCTGAGAAAAAACGCAAACGCCAAATCCCTTCCGAGAACGCATAAGGTCATGGACACGGCACCCTTCACGCTCGAAATCACGCAGGACGCGCCAGCCGTGTTCCATGCACTGCCTTGTTCGGCTGGTTTTTATTGGTGGCGCGTCTCCGCTGATGAGGATTGGCGCATGGTTCAGATTGTGGACTTTGCCGACGGATACCCAGACGAACCTCCGCACCTCGCCGCCTACGATGTCGAGAAACACGCATGGGGCGGCAGGACTCTCCGCATGTGGGAGATTCACGATCCGATTGGCGAATGGGTCGAATGTCATAAGCCGAACAGCCAACCAACCGAACCATGAACACACCGACACCGAGATGAATATAGAAATAAAGCGTCTCAAAATAGACCTGCAAAAGTGCCGAGAATTTAACCTATCCCTAAACCAACCAACACCATGAACAACACACCGACACCGACACCGAGGACTGATACTAACGATTTAGGCTGGCAATTTCACGAACAATACCGATCTGCGCTCAAGGATCTCCACTCCACAATCCAACGCCGCATGTCATCCGATGATCCAACGCCGGAAGACCGGCTTGCTATCTGGTCATCGTGGAAAGCTGCGGGTCAAATTCTTGAGGAGAACGCCTCGGACACAATACGCCAACTAGAAACCAAACTTGCCGCCGTCACCGAGCAGCTAACCATAGCACGGGAGGAACTGAACATGGCACGGGAAGATCAAGCCTATCTACACAAGGATTTAACCATTGTCACCGAGGAGCTAAAGGAAACCAAAAAGCACCTTAAAGACGCTAACCGTGGAGCCGAGATAAATGCTCATGCTTTACGAATAAACGCAGATAAACTAACCGCCGTCACCGAGCAGCGGGACAGGCTGGTTGAAGCACTTGAACGAATCCTAAACTACCAAGGCAGATTCGCAGAAGAAGATCCAGAAAGCATTGCAACCGAAGCACTCCAATCCCTAAATCAGAAAGCAAAATGAAAACCATCTGCAAGCATGCATACCCCGCTGATCTTTGCGGAACATGTCACCTAATAGCGAAAGAGAAAGCAAACCGAATTATGACACACGCCGAAAAACTGAAACGAATCGAAGCACTTATGGCTTCACCTGATGTAATCGAACTGGACGCACTCACCGCTGAGGTAGAAGCCTTTGAAAAGGTAACATACCAGATAGAGCCACCAACCATCCCTGAAGCGATGAAGTTCCGCCGCGAGCAAATGAAAGAGAATCAACGAGAAATATCAATGAGGGCAGGGATGTCCCTAAACCGATGGAAGCATCTCGAAAGCGGTAAGAACAAACCATCCATTGCAGACGCTCGCAAGCTCTACGCGGTTGGTATTCCTATCTCTGTAATTTTTGGTGAGAATAACCCAGATCATACTGTTGCTGCCAACGATATGATCGCAGCCGTGAAAGGAGGGGCAGATGAAATACGACGTTAAAACAATATACGATGACTATGACTGCGAGGATTGTGGATCTAGCTATGCGGAGGGTTTTGAGATTTACCGAGACGGTGAGCTTGTCCACACAATGAAACCTGTCGCACATTGTTTAGGTGGCGAGGTTTATACGCCCGAAGATTGGGCTGTATGGATCATCCGAGACTTAGGCGGCGAAGTATGGATCGACGGCTGGGAGGCTGCAATAGATAAAACGACTGTTGCGAAAGGAGGGAGGCAGCCATGAGTGAGGAAAACGACAGGGCGATTTGCTGCACTTGCAAGAACGATCTTGAACTCGTCAGACCCGGCAAGCATCAATGCAACGTCTGCGAAGACCGACCCATCCTCCGCCACAACGGAGTCGGCGAGGCCGACATGTACTCCGACGAGGAACTGAAGGCCGAGCTTTACTCTGAGAACAAAGAAACACCACAACCACCACCACCATGCCACTAGACGAAGACCTTAGCCGCTACACGGCGCCACCCAGCCCAATAGGAACAGAACCAGATGACCATGACCCAAACGACGACCGGCACGATCCAGACGAATTTGAGTCGGAGATTTGGACCTTCGCAGAAACCATGGACATCATCGACACGATCTAGCTGAGACCAACCCACAAAAAATCCCGCCCTCCAATCATGGGGAGCGGGATTTCTTTTTACCGGCGATCAGGGAATGATCTTCGGGAGCTTCGCCCTGGCCTCACGGCGCTTCCTGAGCCGCTCAGCACGAGCTTCGGCATCACGGGCTTCCTTCTCAGCTCTCCTCCGGCGATAAGCCTTGGCGCGCTTGCTATTTCCATAGCGAGCTTCCTCTGCTGCTTCCTTGCTCGCTGCTAGGCGGATCTTCTGCCGCTCGGCAAGAGCCTTCAGCTTGGCATCGCGCTCGGCTTTCCACTCAGGATCGCTTTGGGACTTTCTCTGCCTCCATACCTTCACGTTCGCTCTGCGCTTCTCACGAGCCTCCACGAGCTGCTCCTCAGTGCCCCACATCTCACCATTCGGGTATCTGACGTGGTAACGGAGGAAGATCACGTTAGGTAGCGATGGATGCTTCGTTCCGATCGAAAGCCGGCGATCAGGATGCTCTTTGAGAGCTGCCTGAAGCATCGACCATTCCTCAGCGGTGGGTTTCCTTCCACCGAGCTGAAGGCGGATTGATAGCACCGGAGTGGCGGTCCTAGCGACCGAATGCTGGGGTGTTTGGCGTGGCGATATGAGCCACGATGGATTTGATGACATGGATTCCTGGGCTGAGTTGGTGAGGAGTTCAGCGGTTGGAGTGGGTGGAACGAGCCACGATGGATTGTTAGATTCAGTTTTCATGTGATTTATGGGAATGCGATGGAAATGTGGTAAGTGTCGCGAGGAAATGCAACACATTTTTGTGGTTTTTGATGGTCATCCTACATAATGCAGGAGGAAGTTGCATTACCCATATGTGATGCCCAAACACCAAAAATGCAATTCCTTGTGACTACCAAGATCAGCTCTAACTCTATTGAAATAAGGAAAGACACGTTTTTGAGATTCCTGCTAATGAACTAGAGTGTTCATTAGCTAGATCCGCTCATTAGCTAACGTGACGAAATCCACAAACCAGCAATCCCTTATAATATAAAGAGAAAAACGCTGCTTCTAACAGAAATGGTAGCTGTCTCTGAGGAGAGAGATTGATAAATCTTCTCTCTCTCTTCTCGCTTCGCTCCCCTCCTACGTCGGGAGATCGAATAGAGACTCCCCCATAAAGGGGGATCTATTCTCCCCCTAGCAGGGAGGAGGAGCACCGAGAGGCAGGGCGCAAAAAAAGTGGATGTTGACGCAGGATTCCAAGTTTGTCAGAGTCGGACACATGACCAACACCACGGCACCCCATACAAAAAAGATAGCCCTGAGAGCTCCGAAGATTTACAAGACAGCTCCGAAGAAAGCTCCGAAGAAATCCACGAAAGCGGTGAAGAAGGCGGCAAAGAAACCTGCGAAAAGCCCTGCCAAGCGGAGCCATCTCGAAGTGCGGTGGATCAGGGAATGGAAAAGACAAGGCGGTCCTGAACTGGTCGAGGAGTTTATGTTCCATCCCACCCGGAAATGGCACGCTGACTTCGCTCACCTTGAGAGCAAGCTGCTCATCGAAATCGAGGGCGGCGCCTATGGCGGGAGGCATACCCGCGGCAAAGGATTTGTGGAGGACTTGGATAAATACGCCTCTGCTTGGCTGCACGGTTACACGGTGCTCAGGATCGGCGCTCACCAAGTCAAAGGGTATGTGATCCGCGCGGTGATCGAACGGCTCAGAAATCATAGCCCTGAGAGCCAATACGAAAATCATAGCCCTGAGAGCCATGAGGAGGGCTCGGGCGGGCTGGGCGGCGGTGAGGGCTCGGAGGCGGTCGAATACTCCCCTGGCGGTGTGCTGTGGCGTGCGTGCGGGCACACGGCGCCGGTGCCGGAATGGTTAGCGGGGCGATGAGGGCGCGCTGAGGCGGCGCTGAGCAGGTGGATTGGTGCCGGGTGCGGGATGGTGAGGGAGAGAGGGGGCGGCGGCGCCTCGTCGATCCTGGAGCCAAAGCGAGGGCAAGAAAAAACCCGCACCCTCGTGAGAGGGGCGGGTTGATTGGTTCCGGGGTGCTTACAGTTTGCCGGCTTGGTCGATGATGACGCCCCCGGCGGCAATGATCGCGGCGAAAGCAAGCCAGCGAACGAGCCGGGCAAGCGCCGCGGTGTGTCGCTTCCGGTTACGGCTCCGCGGGCGCGGGGCGAGCCCGAGGGCGGCGCGGTGGGTTGTGTCGATTTTGATTTTCATTTTTTTTGATTGGTTGGGGTTAAACAGCGGCCGTGAGGATGTCCCGGCAGGCCATGGCGTGAGACTCCGCGGCCTCCTGCTCGGTCTCCCATCGGTGAATCTTTACGATTTCCAGGCAATGGTCGAGGAGCCCGGAGGTCTCGTGGTCGCCATAAAATCCCCAGCATGAGGCGTCTTCGACCTCGTAACCATCCGGGGAAACGATGCGGGCGACTCCCCACACGTCTCCCCATGCCCACGCGCTCCACAGGTCGGCAGCGTGCTTGCATGCTTGGTGCTGATATTCTGGCGCGGTGCCGGCGCGCTCCACCCATGCGGGCAAGGCCGCGGTAAAGACTAGCGCGCTGTCTCCTTGGCTGTAGCCGTTGGACTGGGTGAGGTGGCAAGGGATACCGGCGATGGCGGCAAGGGCTCGCATGGCGTCGAAGTATTCCGCCCACTCGGACCAGCCGGAGGGGCGGAGGTCATAGGCTAGCTCGTCGGTGATTGCGTCCCTGAAGCTCCCGGCCTTGCGGATTGCGTCCTTTGCCTCTTTTATCGAGAACGGCAGGGCGGCGAGAATCTCCCGCTTCCCGGCGCGGCTTGTCCACTTTTCGGCGGGGATGAACGCTAGCAGGGTTTTGAGGGTGAGCTCGTCCCCGGCGTAGTTTTCGAGTTTGGCGTGGTAGCGTTCCCAGTTAAGAACGGCGATAGGGGGCAGGCAGTCCCACAAGCCGAAAGGATTCTCCGGGCTTGCGTCCGGGTAGATTTCGGCGGTGTAACCGTGGGCGAGTAGGGTGTCGTGTTTCATTTTGTTTTTTTGTGTTGGTTGGTTGTCATGTTTGCGGGCGGTTTGCTTATCCGCTACGCCTCGCGGCGTTTCGTCCCGTAGCAAGCGGGACTCTTCAGGCGGAATTTATTAATTCTTGCGTTCTTCCTTCGCTTTTTTGACGTAGTTTTCAAGGTTAGCCTCAAAAACTTCTTTTGCGCTATTCACCGCAGATTCTAAGGCGGTATTAAACTCCCGCCTCACTGTCTCCGCTGTGATCTCTCTAACGTTGAAGCTATGTTTAAAAGTAGATCGCTAGAGCTTATCCCGTCTAAGATATTTTGATCCCTCTCATAACCGTTATTTAAGTCAATTTTGTTCCAGTTCATAATTTTTTTCTTTTTTTTGGTTTGGTTTGTAGTTTAAGGCATTGCCTTTCGCCCAGAAAACCCCATCCCCGCGAGAGGATGAGGTGATTCTCTAAAGGGAGTGCTATGCGGGGAACAGCAGCCAGCGGTTGCCGCACCATTGCCGCTGCTCCTCTCCGGAGAGGAGCTCAATTGCCCCTTCAGGGGCAGGTTCGTCCCACGTGCTCCAGCCGTCAGCAACGCCGCGCATTGCGGCGGGCGATGCCGCCCGCAACCAATCAGGACTCGGCCAGCTTTCTCCAGCCGCCGACGCGGCCACGAGGGCCGCCTTGATTTCCTCGGCGGTGAGGGCGCCGATAAAACGCCGGACGAATCCGGCGGTCGCGGCTTCCGCCGCGAAGTCTCTAACGGTTTCGTTTGGTTTGGTTGTCATTTTTGTTTCGTTTGTTTTCATGTTGGTTTGGTTGTTAGATTGTCGGGCGGTGCCGGACATGGGCAGACAATGGCAGACAATCGGGGGGTTGTCTATATTATTTTTCGTCTTTTTTTGTCGTGTGGGTTTGGGTGTTGATTTGCGCGCCTGGTGTTGGGTATGGTGCCGAGCTATGCCCAAGGGTTCGATCACGATTTTAAAGGAGGCAGGCTTAACTGAAACGCAGGCGCAATTTGTGCGCGCCTTCGTCAAGAACGGCGGCAACGCGTCCTCGGCTGCCATCGAGGCGGGTTACAGTAAAGAGCGCGCGCGCTTCACCGGATACGATTTGACGCGCAACCCAAAAATCATCGAGGCGGTGAAGATGGAACAGGCGCGCTACATTTCCGGGGAGTTGTCAAACGTGGCGCTCGGCACGCTCGGAAACATCATGAGAGACGAGACGGCGCCGGCTGCGGCGAGGGTGCAGGCGTCCCGGTGGGTGCTCGAGGCTGCCGGGCACGGGCTCCCGGCTGCGGCGCTGGCTGCGCGCCTTGGCATGGATGGCGCCGATAAACCGCTTTCAGAGTTCAGCTTGGCCGATTTGGAGGAGATGACCAAGCGCGCGGCGGATAGTCTCGACCGGATGCGCTCCGTTAACGCCCCGATTGTCGAGGCGGACGCGCTCGAAGCCTAGTAGATAAAGGGCAAGCGGGCGCAGGTAATAGCATTATGGATGCAATGACACCTTGCGCAGGCTATCGGGCGGGCTCCGGTGCCTTCGTTGCCAAGCCAAGCCCAGCCAAGCCCCGCCGCGTCGGGCACAGATCCGACCACCGCCGACCACCACCAGGCACCGACCCCCCGGCTACGCCCCCGCTCGCGCCCCGGCCGCTGCATATTGCCCCCCTGCACTAATTTTCTATTTTTTCAAAACTTTCCCCTGCAAAAATTTCTCTTGCAAGCCAACACCTAAAGACCTACACTCACCGGCGTGAACCTAATAGAAACCATTTCGTCCAACGCCAATAGCACCGTGATCGACTGGCTCGGTGGCGACGGCACTCTCGCAGCCACTGGAGCTTTCACTAGCGGCACGGTTAAACTCCAAGCATCCATTGATGGAGGTTCGACCTTCTTCGACGCAAAGGATGCAGACGGCGCGAACCTAACAGTCGCAGCCGATGGTGCATTCAGCTTCTCGATCGGATCATGCAAACTGCGAGCTAACACATCAGGAGCTACAGTAGCAGCCGGCACAGCGCAGGTAGAAACGATCACTTGTGCAGGACCAGCAGCCACCGCAGCATCTGCGACTCTAACAGTGTTCGGCCTCCCAGTCGCTGGAGACACAATCCTTTTCACATCACCTGCCGACGTTCGCACCACCTTTACGTTTGTAGCAGGCACAGCTGGAGCAAACCAGATCTCGATTGATACGCTCACCACTCCCGCTGAAGTCGCCACGGCTATCGTTGCCGCGACCGTATCAGGACTTACAGAGTCAGCCACTGGAGAAGTTGTCACCGTAACCGCCACCACCGCAGGAGCGTCCGGTAACGGATGGGCAGTAGAAACGGTTGGAGCCTACGCTCAGAAGATCGCAGTCCTTTCCGGTGGCAATACCGCCGGGACGATCGTCACCTCTGGCCTGATTAACATCACCGTCACATCAGCACTCATCGCATCATCTCCCTTCGTGCTGAGCACAGCAGTGGGAGCCGGCGATACCCTCAACGTATGGGCTGAGAAGATCCGCCAACGCCTTACCGATTCCTCTCGTATCAGCGCTCTCTACGCAGTGGGCGGGACGGGCGCATCAATCACCCTCACGAAGCGCGCTCCCTTCCTCGCTAACGACACCACCTTGAACGTGGCGCTCGCCAACGGCACACCGAGTCCTGGCATCACAGCAGCCGCATCATCTACCAACAGCACTGCCGGTGTGGCCACCACTCCAAACATCCGCCTCTCTATCCAACACCGTTAATCTTCAATGGCACTCAAACCAAAATCCGACGACATCAAAAGCGTGGAAGTGGCCGGAGTTGGCCGAGCTGGCGTGGGCGGCGCTGGCGTTGGATTGCCTAGCACGGACCGCCTATCCCTTGACCTCCAGTTCGCCGCCGACAAGACCCTCACAGCCCGCAAAGGTCCGACACCCGTGTTCACGCGGGCATCTGGAGCCACGCAGGTGGGAGCTACTGGTTTGATTGAGTATGCTCCAGAGAATCTTGTTCTTCAAAGTCAAAACTTTAGCAATGCCACTTGGCAAAAACTTAATGGTGCTACTGTTGGGGCTACTGTTGCTGACCCCTTCGGTGGAACTTCTGCTTACACTTTGAATTTCTCAAGCACTAATTATTCACGGTTTGAGCAGTGGTCTCCTGGGAGTCAAACTGGCGATGTAATAACCGTCTCGGTATATCTTAGGGCTGATTCAAATACCACAATTTTCACTAGGTTAGCACTTGAAACTTTTGCCACTTTTAATGTGACTACAAATTGGCAGCGATTCGAATATACAGCAACACAACAAGCAATTGGATTATACCCGCAATTAAACAATTATGAGTCTGGAGCTAAGACAATTTACGCTTACGGCTTTCAAGTAGAACGCTTCTCCTCCGCCCGCACCTACATCCCCACGACCACCGCTTCGGTCTACGGCGCACGCTTCGACCACGATCCTGTTACACTCGCATCCCGTGGGTTACTCATTGAGGAGTCGCGGACTAACTTGGTATTTCCAAGCGATACATTAACCACTCAAACACGCACGGTCACAGCAACAGCACACACGCTTTCTTTCTACGGAACAGGAACAGTTGTCCTGTCTGGTGTAGCTGTTGCAACGGTTACAGGAACAGGAGCTTACCCAACACGCACCACGCTTACTTTTACACCAACTGCTGGCAGTCTTATTATGACTGTTACTGGTTCGGTGACGCAAGCACAACTAGAAGAAGGAGCCTTCGCCACCTCCTACATCCCGACGACGACCGCAAGCGTGGTGAGGAGTGCGGATATTTGCACTATTACTGGATCGAGCTTTACAGGAATGTATAATCAAAGTGAAGGAACTTTATTGACGCAATCTACAAAAACCTCTACAAACTCTAATAGTTTTATAGCAGCTATGTCAGATAATAGTTTTAATAATAGCTTGGATCTTAGATACAGCGCCGTAACAACAGCTTCGTCACTGATGAATTTTTCCAACGTAAATCAATTTACGGGTTTCAGTGGAGCAATAACATCTGGATCTTCGCCTAAACAAGCTATTGCATATAAGTTAAATGATTGTGCTTATTCCGCAAATGGAGCATCGGTAATCATTGATACATTAGCGTCAATTCCAACTTTTAATAGGGTTGATATAGGTATGTCTTTCGTCCCTAGCCTTTTCTTGAATGGACACATAGCATCCATCCGCTACTACAAGAAACGCCTAGCTAACGCAAAGATTCAAGCACTTACTGTATGAACGACTACATCCTAAAAATCCCATCGAAGTCCATAGCCGAGCAACTTGGTGTTGCCAGTGGCTTCGCATCGGTAGATGACAATGGAGTCATCACAACCACCTTCGCGTCACACGAATATGCACTCCACGAGATTGGTGAGCATAACGGCAAGGACTTCTGGATTCTATTCCGCGATCTTGTCGGCATCCCTATTCCTGAAGCAGCAGAACAATTCATTGTCTGGGCATCTAGCTCGGACACCCCACGACCTACCGAAGACCCCGACATCCCCAACATCTTCTGGGCATAACTCACAATACCATGACCATCCCGATGACCATCCCTGACTTCGCAGAAGGAGTTCACTACCGCCAACTGAAAGGCGGCAAGTATCGCTTTGAGCTGCTGAAAGACATCACCGTGAAGCTGCCTTCCTTCGTTCCAAACGACAAGCGCATCTCCTTCCGTGATTTCAATCGCCGGGAATGGGTGAGGATCATCGGCAATAAATACACGATCCGCGCCGAGTATCGGTGGAACGGTAGCTCACCGAAGTGGTGGGTGCCGCTGATCGGATGGGTGGGCACGCCCGACCCGGTGAAGTCACGCCTGGCATCGTGCTGGCATGACACCGCATTCCAGTTCCTCCGCGTGGCTGACTACCCGATCAACTACTACGATGCCAACGACATCTTCCACGGGATCATGGAAGCCGCGGGCTTCCGCTTCTCCAACGTGTATCACGGCGCCGTGAAAGATCTCGGTCAGTATTTCTTCAGCGATTACCCCGAACGCGGCGAGCATTCCGTCATCCTTTAACCTTTTAATAACCAAGAAGATCCATGAGCGCAGTTCCTCCATCATTCACCCCACTCACATCCTTTTCCACCCTGGCTCAGCAGCCGATCTCCAGCACCGGGCTTCCAGGTTCAGAGCTTGACGGTGAGTTTTCTCGTGCATCTGATAGCATCAACCAAATCAAGAGCCGGTTGTCCGAAGTTCAGCGCGATGATGGCAAGCTCCGGAACGCAGTGGTGAGCACTGAATCACTTTCCAGTGATGTGGTGGATCTCATCGCTTTAGGCGGCACGGTCCCGATCACATGGGCGATCGGTATTCAAATCAAAGTAGGTGATCTCGTATCGAATCCTCCCGGCACGGCAGGCACCTATCTCTGCATTGTAGCACACACATCATCGAGCGTGTTCGCTAACGACCTCGCTAAGTGGGCGCTTATTGCAGCCCCCCCAACGGTCGGTGTCCTCTACACCAACACCTTCACCGGCAACGGCTCTGCCACGGTTTTCACGCTCACGCAGACGCCAGCATCCAAGGATAACACCCAGTTATTCATCGACGGTATCTACCAGCCGAAGGGCCTCTACTCGATCGACAACAACACCCTAACCATCACTCCAGCACCCACCAATGGCTCTGATATTGAAATCAGCATCGGCGTGCCATCTAATACCAACATCGTAACGGTGGCGGATGGGGCTATCTCCACGTCGAAGCTCGACACCAGCGCCGTCACCACGCTGAAGATTGCCCCGCTGGCCGTGACTGAGGCAAAAATAGCTGACGCCTCAATCGCCACAGCTAAGATTGCCAATAACGCCATCACCACGGCAAAGATAAACAACTCGGCAGTCACAACCGAAAAGATCAATCAATTCGCCGTCACTGCTGACAAGATTGCTAACGAATCTATATCCACTTCAAAACTAGCTGCTCTTTCAGTTGCCGGTGATAAGATCGCCAGCAACACAATTTCCACTACAAAACTGCAAGACAATGCCGTCACAACTGCAAAGATCGCGGACTCAACAATCACCAATGCAAAAATCCTAGATGGCACGATTGCAGAAGCTAAGATTACTGACAATGCAATCGCCACTGCAAAGATTAACGACAACGCAGTCACCACATCCAAGCTCGCTAACGCGGCAGTTACTCCTGAAAAACTTTCTAATCCATACACTCTTGGAGTCTCTCAACCATCAACTAGCGGAACTTCGATTAACTTTACCGGAATACCGTCATGGGTTAAGCGCATTACAGTAATGTTTGACGGGATTAGCAATAGTGGTGGAGATGAATATATCATTCAACTTGGAGACGCTGGAGGCATTGAAACTACTGGATACGTTTCACAATCAAGTGATCGCGGAGGAGATATGTCAGCTAACAATGGATTTATTATATCAAGAGGGAATTCATCATCTTCAATTAACTATGGAGTTATTGTAATAAATAATTTTTCTAATAATACATGGTCTTCATTTGGAAATTTTTCAAGAGGAACTTCCGTCGCTTCATCTACTGGAGGTAAAGCATTAAGCGAAAAACTTACTCAACTACGAATCACAACATTAGCAGGAACAAACAATTTCGACGCTGGACAAATAAATATTTCATACGAATAACAAATCAGCCTACTGCTTATTGCTTTATGGAAATAAAATTAATGTAATTATTTTAAAATAATGGCTCGCAAAAAACAAGAACTCACGCCATTAGAGGAAGCCGAGCTCCAGCTTAAAGCAGCAAAGCGCCTTCTTACTGCTAGAAAAGCGCAGACAAATTTACTGGATTTCGTCAGGATGATGATGCCTGACCCAGAGGATCCCGACAATACCGATCGTTCGCGCTACGCGATCGCTAGGCACCACGAGGTGTTTGCCGCAGCACTCCAAGCGGTGGAGAAGGGTGAGATCCCACGGCTTATCATCACGGTGCCGCCCCGGCACGGCAAATCTCAGCTTGCATCGAAAGCATTCCCTGCCTGGTTTATGGGGCGTGATCCCTATCGCCAAATGATCGTGGCATCCTACTCCTCCACCATGGCCGAGGACTTTGGTCGCGAGGTGAGGCAATACATGCAGAGCCCTACCTATCAGCAGATCTTCCCCAACTGCCAGCTCCGCAAGGGCGGTGCGTCATCCGATCGTATCCAGACTGAGCAGGGAGGCATCGGCGTGTTCGTAGGCGCCGGTGGAGCTCTCACCGGTAGGGGAGCTGACGTGCTCCTTATCGACGACCCCGTGAAAGACCGCGAGGACGCTGACTCCACCACGATGCGAAACAAGCTCTGGGGATGGTTCACTGACGTGGCGATGACGCGTCTTATGGGCGGCATGGGGCGCGTGGTTATCATTATGACCCGATGGCATGAAGACGATCTGGTCGGTCGCCTCACCGACCCGAACAACCAATACTACAATGCCGACGAGGCGAAACAGTGGAAGATCATTCACTTCACCGCACTTGCTGAAGAGAATGACATCATGGGACGTGAGAAAGATGAGCCGCTATGGCCTGAGCGCGTCACCAAAGAGTTTCTAAACTCACAACGCCGCATCAATCCTCGTGGCTTTGCAGCTCTTTACCAAGGCCGACCAGCACCAGAGGAGGGTGATTTCTTCAAGAGAGAATGGCTCACTACCTACCAGCCAACTGATCTACCCCGCAACCTCCGCATTTATTGCGCTTCCGACCACGCGGTATCCACTGCCCAGGATCGAGATCCCACCGTGCTCATGGCAGCCGGTGTGGACGAGGATGACAACATCTGGATTCTTCCTGATGTATGGTGGCGCCGAGAGGAAACCGACAACGTGGTGGATGCCATGCTCGAAATGATGGCTCGTCACAAGCCATTGATCTGGTGGGCGGAGCGCGGCCACATTTCCAAGTCGATCGGACCTTTCCTTCGCAAGCGCATGCAGGAAGAACAGATCTATTGCGCCATCGACGAAGTAGTCCCGGTTAAAGACAAGCAGACCCGCGCCCAAGCAATCCGCGGCCGCATGGCGATGGGCAAGGTGCGATTCCCCGCATTTGCGCCGTGGTGGGAAGCGGCTCGCCATCAGATGCTTACTTTCCCCTCCGGCAAGCACGATGACTTTGTTGACACCATGGCCTATATCGGCCTCGGCCTCGGCCGCATGACCAGCGCCACCAGCCCGGTCAGGAAGAAAGCCGAGCCTGCCGTAGGCACCCTTGCATGGGTAAAGCACAGATCCGTAATTGAAGCTCGTTATAAAGCGCAAGCGAAAACGATTGCTGGATTCTGATATTTAACATACAATCACCACCAGAAAAGCCATGATCGAAGAATTTTTAGAAATAGACGATACCGATGAATCAATGACCACCGAGCAAGCGGTCAAAAG